TGGATATGATAACTATATAAAAATATTTAATGGCATATTTTTTATAACTATACTATATTTCTTAAAAGCGGTTATTGAAAATATGGCCGAACGCCAATATATGACTATTAAAAAATAATTAAAAATAAAATTTATTTTTTACTAAGATGAGCAAATTCTGGATGTTTGAGAATGCGTGATAAGGTTTCCATGTTTTGTAATACACGTTTATCTTTAGCTGTATGTTTCAATCTATACTTTGATAAATCTATATGACCCATACCTTGTGTATGGAGTGTTTTTTTTGTGGCAAAATATATATTAGAATAAATACGATATAGTTGTGACATTTTATCGATAATATGAAATATATATATTATAGTTTCATGACTATATATCCTTTATTCATTAATATTTTATATTTTATATTTTATTATAGTTATAAGACTATATATCCTTATTATTATTATTATTATTATTATGATAGATGTTCTATAAAATAATAGTCGTTAATAATAGTAATGAGATATCCCGAAATTGATATTATTAAAGGTATTGCTATAATACTTATGGTATTATTCCATTATTTCTATGTAGCCTATCTACTTGGTAAACCTGTTGTGAATATTCATTCGAAATATGTTAGTTTGATGGCGACTATTGCCCATAATATATTTATATTCATGGTTGGTGTTAATTTAGTGGTTAGCTATAATAGAACCAATAATGCGACTGAAACTGGCCGTAATGCTTATATTGGCAAACAATTTAAACGAGCATTACTGTTATTTATATTAGGAATGGTAATGACGTTTATAACCTCTATACTATTTCCCGATAAATATATACGCTTTGGTATATTCCATTTCATTTCATTGGCGATAATGGTTTCACTACTATTTATAGATAATATCCAGTATACTGGTTTTGGAATTATGATATTCGGATTACTTAATTACATTATAACCAACTATAAATCCAGTTTCTATAATATCTGTAATAATAATAAATTAACATGTTTCATATTAGGTATCTATAATAACTATTCGTCAATTGATCATTTCTCGTTCATACCATTCTTCCTAACCGTATTAATGGGTATGGGAATTGGTCAAGTATTTTATAAGGGTGGTATGCGACCGGCCAATACCATATTAGACAGAGTATATAAAAATAGTAATACTATGAAATCGTTGGGATATTTAGGAAAACAATCCTTAAATATATATCTTTTTCATTGGGTTATTGTTTATTATTTATTGGCCTAAATAAGGCTTTCATTTCGATAATAATAATAATATTAATAATAATAATAATATTAATAATAATATTAATTAATTAATTAATTGATAATATCAATTATTAGTTTTAGTTTTAAATGTAAATTTTTGATAAGATAAAATAAAATAAAATAAAATCAAACGATGTTTAATTGGAATACGCAAGACCTCCCATACCACTCATGATACGAAGAACATTGTAATTTACGGCGTAGATATTAAGTGCTTGTGTGGTTGTCAATTTAAGTTGGGCGTTATCAATACGCGAGAAATTACAGGTTCCAGATGGTTGATGTTCTTCCGGTTTGAGTGCGAACGAATAGACAGCGATACTATCAACAACATTTACACTGCCAGCACCGGTGTGGTGTTGCCATACTTGGGCGCGAGTGAAATACCGGTAATCTCTTGCGACGAAACGATCATGTCCATTTAATGTCACTTTATATGTTGAGCCAGTAGAAACGGTGGATGGTGTAGAAGGACCCGCGGCCGCGCCCGCCGCGGCTGGAACTCCAGTCCATATAAGTTCCTTAACTGGGTGATTGAAATTTAAATCGTGCGAAGTTGATGTACTTTGACTTTGGAATTGCAATTGTTCAATGAGGTATTCATGCGAAACCTGGGCGAATCGGCGACGTTCATCAGTATCGAGATAGATGTAATCGGCCCATAATGCTACGGTTCCGAATGCGGCACCTTTACACAAAGTTTGCGTTTGGAATTTAATCGACAATTTAACTTCGTGATATTGGAGAGCGATGAGGGGCAACGCAAGACCGGCATTTTTGCAAAACCAAAATCGAAGGGGAACAAATATTTTTCCCATGGATGTTGTTGTATCTCCTAGAACACCTCCTGAACCAGACATTTTCTGGAAACGGGTCCAACTGGTAGCTTCAGATGAATTAACAGCAACTGTCGCGTTTGTTGGGTTAGATGCGGTTGGGTTTTCTTCTTCCAATTGTGCCATTACTTCCATAGAGTGACCGTAATGTTTATCGATTTGTTGACCGCCAATTTCGCATGTAATTTCATCTAAAAGTGCTGTTCCTGGATTAGCACAATTCGCTGTATCAGCAGTCGCTTGTGTATATTCAACATACATACGTCCGACCAAATCACCATTTCTGGAGACGGTCGCGGAGACTTTATTACCATATCCGGTGGAACCGTTCAAGGTTTGTTCGATTGCTTCCATCGAGAAATTGGTGTGTCTACGGTAAACTACTTTGAAAAAAGTAATCTGTGGGTTACCTGTAAGGTAAATATCTTGTGCGCCATAAGCTACTAATTGCATTAATCCTCCTCCCATTTTATACTATATACATAGAAAATAATTTTGGGGAAATGATTTAATTAAATCGGAATTAAATCGGAATTAAATCGGAATTATCAATCGTTATTCAATAAAAGAACCTAAACAATAAATATATTATGTATAATACGTTAAGACTATTATGACTTGGTTAGAAACAGCTATTAATGTATCGGCCAGTTCGGCGTTATTATTTATCGGTATTGGATCAATAAAACAACTAAAAATAATGGAGAATATGGATAAATGCGCTAAATTCAATTACAATCTGGGATTTTCAGCAACTATAGTTTCAAGTGGACTAATACTCTATAAAGAAATTTCTGGTAGATAATATGGCTAAATATATATATATAATTCTTTTTTATTATTTAAGACTCTATTATTTTTATTATTTAAGACTCTATTATTTATATTATTTAAGGCTATAATAGTATTATAGTTAATATAACATAAATATAGTTACTATAACTGATTTCATAATAGTATGGTAACTAATAGTATTTGTATTTTTGCGAGTGAATTGGCCGTTATTACTGGCCATAACCCTTTTCAAAAAATAAATGATATATATTTAAAATTATGGAAAAAACAATATCCCGAAGATTATGCTGAAATGGTCGAAAAATATGTAGCGGAAACGAATACGGAAGTTTTGGAAGAAACGCCGAAAGAATGTATTAATAGAATAGCAAAATCCAATAATATTCTTAAAGATGTAGTGTGTGATCTGGAAAAATGTCTAAATACAACCGATGTTAAAACGATGACAAATATAAAAGCCGCGATTTTGAAAAAATGCGACGAAAAGGTGAAAACTCCTAAAGACCGACAATTAATTAAAGAATGCGTTTCAAATATGGCTAATACCAATTTTGGCACAAAGCATGAAAATAGTGCCGTCATTGAATATCAGAATCAAACTGGCGATACGGTTAATATGATTGATAAATTCCTAAAGAAATCACTCTATAAAACCAAAACGAATATATGGTATATAGGTGGTCGGGTTGATGGACTCAATGACGATAATGTGGTAATTGAGATTAAAAATCGTGTCAATAAATTATTTTATAATCTCCGCGATTACGAGAAAGTACAGACATATGCTTATATGTATATTCTGGAAACATCGAAAGCCAAATTAGTAGAAAGTTATAAACAAAAAAATAATATCACTATCAATATAATTGATGTCGACTACGATGAAACTTTCTGGACATCATCTATCGATTCCAAGATTAAAATATTTATAAAAACATTTGAAAAAACGATGCGCTCAGAACAATTGAAAATGGAATTAATTGGCGAATTGTTTGGCACCCATTCCTGAAGCAATTTTCAGGATATTATAGTTAATTGCGTAGACCTGAATATCATATTTATAATCTTTTACACCCAATACTTCGGGTATAGCAAATACAGCACTTTCAATCCCCAAATCCAATTTAATCTGGAAATTCTGTATTCTGGAGAAATTACAGGACCCGGATGGTTGGAATTCATTGGGATTAAGTGAAAATGAATATACGTTTATACCATCTTTAGGGGCAGTTTTATGGTGTTGGTATGGTTGTATTTTATTGTAAAACATACTATCATTTTGTCTTTGGCGCACATCACCATTAAATCGCAATTCGATTTTATCAATTATATTTTTTCTAAAATACTGCATTTCAAAATTACGTGTCGTATCCGTGGTTTTTGATGGATTGTAATGTTTATTATATCCGACTTTATTTGTATTTGTTTTATTTAGATAATGTCGTTCATTATTGAGATATTGGTGACTATATGGGGCGATATGTTCCATTGGCCAATTTGTATAATTATTCCAATTATTGGTGGTTGACATATCCGTTCGTTGTGGAACAATAATAATTTCCTTTACTGGATGATATAATTGAATATCATGGGTCGCTGTATTATCGACATCACTTAATTTAACCATTTGAACTTCTTGTATAAGATATTCTTGATTATTTTCTGCAAACCGTCGTCGTTCTTCCGTATCTAAGAAAATATAGTTTGCTTCAAATCCATAATTCAGTTTAAATTCGGAAGGCGTTATAAATTCGGTGATAAGAGTATTTGTGGTTTTTCGACGATGAAAACTGGAAATGGTTTCATTACTTAATGAAGTGCTATCAGATAGACGTTCAACAATGGTAAATAAATCACTTATTTTTTTTAACGTAATTTCTATATTAACTTCGTGATATTGGAGAGATATTAGAGGTAATGCCAAACCATTATCACTGGAAAAGAAGAACCGTAATGGAACTTTAATTTTCCTTTTAGGAATACTGGGTATGACATTGGCTTTCGTAACATCGGCATTTTGAACTACATTTTTGTGAAGTTCGTTGGTATGTTCGTCATATTGTCGTGAAACCGATGTATTTGTGGACCGTATATGTGGATAGTTTGATTTTAAGAGATAAAATGTTGGGTCGTTCGTATTTTGGACTGCGCCAGCACCATCCATATCAATGTAGAGTTTATCACTATCCTTATAATTTTGTCCTTGATCTATAATTTCAATGGTATTAATTTCATTATTGGTGGCGTGTTTTGTTAGTCGAACCGTCATACCACTACCATTCCCTCTTTCAATAACACAATTCCCTCCATTGGTTAATACCGTTGGTGCCGTTGCGGACCAGGGTGCTACTTCAGCGACATATGAACTGGAATAATCAATAATTTCACGACGTATTGGAATTAATTCATAAAAACTACCCGATGGTGGATTCGTTGTCCATGCGACACTTATTGTCGCGGTTTTATTGGAAGTAACATAATCCGTAATGGTGCGTAATTGGTTATTCACTAAAATATTATAACCTATATAGAAATCATCCGCCGAACCAACTGTATCAGCCGATAATATTATGGTGGTATTGGCGACAGTTCCACATGTTCCCTGTTCTTCCACGCCTATACGAATATAATCCCCTATATATAAATTACTAACAGGTTGGAATGTATTGGTTCCGGTCAGTGTTAATTCCACACCACTAATGGTGAAGGTGCCGATAGTTTCATCCGTATCATAGTAAACATTATACTTGTTATGATTGGATATATGGGTAATTGATGTCCCTAATCCGCCGGTATCCGAATCTAATACTGGAATAAAATGGGAATTATTAACGGTGTTAATTGTTGGGTTATACATTTCTGGAACATGACCTATCAATTCATTATGTGCCTTTTTCGCTGTTTCATTTAAGCGCAATTCTGAATAAATATTGAGGAATTGACTGGTATGTCTATCAATTTCTGTCCCACCGATTAATAGTCGGGTGCTATCAATTATGTTCGTACCTATATTTTCTATCCATTTAAATTCGTAGGGAACATAATTGGTGGAATCCGACCCGGAATATATCGCAGGTAATTCAAATGTAAAATAGACACTGGATAATAATTCAGCATTTCTTTTAATGTCACAATTAATGATGGTATTTGATGAAGCACTTATTTCTTGTCCAACTGGGTCTAATTTGATGGTTTCCATACTAAAATTTGTATGGCGTCTATAAACGATTTTAAAAAAGGAAATCTGTGGGTTTCCTACTAATATGTGATCTTGGGCGCCCCTTGCTAATAATTGTATTAATCCTCCCGCCATATTATATTTATATTTATATTATAATACGTGTATTATATTATTCATTATATTTATTAATTGGTTATTCCGCATTATTATTATATAAATAAATTTGATTTTACGTTATATAATAATAATCTCTTTCACAATATAAATAATTTATAGTATGAACGATGATAATTCAAATAGCATTACATTGAATCATAACCAGGAAACTGCGAAACAAAATATTCACGATTTTATTATAAGTGCTGATAAATATTATGTATTAATGGGTGCGGCTGGTACTGGTAAAACATCTCTCATCACACAAATATTCAATGATGACCGATACAAGGGTAAATCTATTGCATTTGCCGCTACAACTAATAAAGCTGTAGCGGTCCTAAAAATACTATCGCCTTTAAAAGGAAAAAATGTAACCTATACGACAATTCATAAATTACTTAACATTCGTCGCCGAATTAATTATAATGGGCAAGCAGAATATAAAGCGGAATCCGAAATATTAGGTTTCATTAAAAAAAACTATGATATTATTATCGTGGATGAAGCATCCATGGTGAGTCGCGACATGATTGAACAAATGGACCGGGTGATGCGTGGGCGTAAAAATAAAATAATTTATGTTGGTGATATCAATCAATTACCACCTATTAATGAAAATCGTAGTTCGATATTTACCCGTAATTATCCTTATTCGTTACTAACTATTATAGAACGGTATAAAAATGATATCGTTAAATATGCGACGAGTATTATAAAACCGAAAACTCATAAAATTAAATATGCTGATCTTGGTACTGAAGTCGAATTTAATAAGGATAGCTCTATATGGATAAATACGTATTGTGAAAATGTAGAGACATCTATTATGTTAGCTTATACAAATAGGCGCGTAAATTATCTCAATAAAATTATTCGCCATCAATTATTTAATACAACCGAAAAATATGTCATTAACGATAAAATCGTATTTAATAGTCCTTATACCGAGATTGACTATAGAATTCATACATCAGAAATAGGTATCATTAAATATATTGATAAAGACATGGGTGTGTTACCAGAAATTGTATTAGACCAACTTATGAATCTTAAACTTAAAATTAAAATTAAAAATAATTCACCAATGGATATGGCTCCAATAGCTGATAAAGATAAAGATAAAGATATTTGTCCGATATGTTTTGACGACGATATAGATATAATGCGTCAAACTAAATGCGGACATAGATTTTGTTCTGGATGCATAAAACTATGGTTGGATAAACATGATACATGCCCATACTGTCGGTGTGAATTAAATAATAATATAATCAATATCAAAGAATGTTCTGAACTATCAACATTATTGAATGATATTGTATCATACACAACCAATTTACATATAAATATTAATTATATCACTATAGAAAAGAATGGTATTTGTAGAACAGTCGTTATCATTGACCCACAAGACGAACCGAAATATAAGGAAATAATTGAATTTATTGAAACGACCCTACAAAAATATAAGAAACTTGTTTTTAAAATGAAAGACGATGATGCATTTATTAAGATATTATTAACACGTATATGGGAATTCTTTTATCTAAATTATATAGATAAATTCGCCAATATTGATTATGGGTATTGTATCACGATTCATAAGTCGCAAGGTTCTACATATGAAAATGTATTCGTAGATTTAAAAGATATCGTGTCAAATAATAGCACTGATACCAAGGAATGTGTCTATACAGCCATTACACGGGCGTCAGATACGTTAAATATATTGCGGTAATATTTATCCATTTAAGAATTATATTATCATATATATTATCATATATATTATTTATTTTTTATATTTATTTAGTAATGGGAAATTGTTTTCAAAAACCAGTGTTAAAAGAAGATTCATTTGCGTTATTAAATAATACGGGTGACTTATGGCATTTAATAGATACGAATAAGGAATCTATTAAAAATATGAATGACAAAATAGATACGTTAGAAATTAATATAAATAATAATACACGAGCAATGGCCGAAGATATTGAAGCGATGGCCGATGAACTTCAATCCATTTACTTGATTATAGATCAATCTCGTTTGAGCCACCAGTCATCATCCAGATATGGTGGGATGGACCCAGAATCAATACATGCCGATTTAGAAGGACCGTCACTGATTAATTTTTCTACTTCAGATGGTTCTAATGCTCGTCGATGATATCTTATTTTAGATAAAAATCCATCAAAGCCACCAAACAAATTAACCCATAAATCACCATAATTTTGTCTTGGAACGGATGACAGTTCATGACGCCGTTTAAGGTTGCCATTGATATATACATATAATATACGTTGTTTTATGGTCATCGCAACATTTACCCATTTTTTTAATGGCATATCCTTTATATCGACATGTTCTTTTATATTTTTCATGGTATTGAAATATATGCGCATGGTATTCTCGCTTGGATGTAACCAAAAACCTGGACACATGTTCGGCGAGGCGTTTTTATCACCTTTATGCATAATGTGTTTCCATTCATTATTTTTATATCCATAATTATCTATAATCATCCAAAAGCTATATGTAAATTCGATACCATCTTCTTCATTATTTGACCGATAGAGGATAACTGTGTCGGGATTTTTAGGGTCTTGTGGGATCACCATACTATTTCGTGCCCCTTTAGTGCCTTGCACTATCCATGGAGATTCAATTTTAGCATTTTTGAAATAATCGAATAGTTTTTTCGATGATATCAAACATAATAGTGTTCCCAACCCAAATAATATGACACTGGTAATCTGGATAGGTAAACTGTCACCCAATAATTTCGATAACCCAACTTCACCTATCGAAAACACGATAATCGCACCTAATAAATATAGGACGGAATCACGTAAATTACCAGATAATTTTAATGCCATATTTCCTAATATAAAGGCAAATAATATAACAATTATCATAATACATAATTTAATTATATTTGAAACTAAATCGGTTGCTGAAAAAATAGTTCCCAATTTATTGGTAAATGATGGAACCATATTATTATTCGGCTGTTGAATTACCGGTTTATTGTTTGGTGTGGGAACAACGACCGGTTTATTGTTTGGAACAACGACCGGTTTATTGTTGGCTACCACGGCTGGCTTATTGTTTGGAACAACGACTGGTTTATTGTTGGCTACCACGGCTGGCTTATTGTTTGGTGTGGGAACAACGGCTGGTTTATTGTTTGGAACAACGGCTGATTTATTGTTTGGAACAACAGCTGTTTTCTGTTTAGAAATATTATTAACTTTTATAAGAGTATTTAATTTATCTCTATTAGATTTCATCTTATATATATATAATAAATAAAAAATTTAAATGGTATAAAATTATTTCAGTGCTGGTCCTTTTCTATAAACGGCTTGAATATCCGTAATTGAACGAGTGCGATTTGTGAATGCGATGTTGGAAATGAACCCATGAAAACCACCTTCTTTACAAATATTTAATGGACCCATATTAGGTTTGGGGTAACCAGTAATAAGTCCGGTTTTAACTAATTTTCCATTTAAGAATACATCTAATACTTTATCTGATAGCGAAATGTTAATATTTACCCATCGTTGTAATGGGATGTTGGGTATATCACAAATATTTGTAAGGTCGTCTTCTTCTCCCTCTGTATCTAAATTAGTTTCAACATTAGTAATAATTCTTAATGTATTGGTGTTTGCTGTTAGTAGGATGGTGGGATTCGATACATTATCATACGATTCCCCACGTTGAATAATGACCTTATCCTCTTTATATCTATAGATATAATCATTAATATATATCCACATATTGATATTATATTCATTTCCTTGTAAAGAATCTGGGACAGACCCAGCATTTACCCGTTTTCCTATTTTAGCATCGTGGATATATGGTAAAAATTGTTTGGTTTGTGTTCCGGCTACACTATAAGAATCAAAGTATTTATATACCCCAAATACTGACAGTGCCAATATGATTATCATCACTATAACTAATACATTTTGTATTGACCCACCGGTTTGTACGCGTCGTGTCATCTATTATACTATATATAAATATAAATAATTATTATGATTATGATTATGATTATGATTATGATTATAAACCCGCCGTATAAATATTAGCGATATCATTCTCTTTTAAAGCGCGATTATAATATTTTACACCACCTACATATCCATTAAAATTATTATCACTTTCGCCCATATATACATTTCTATTAAAGATAAATGGCACATTTGGTAATATAGCGGACCGATAGCGGATCGTATCGATAAAGATATCGATATTGCGATTTTCCAATATAATTATAATATTGACCCATTTTTGCATAGGGAGTGTTGTTAAATCGATATCATAGTAATTAATATCATCATTACTATCTTTATAGGACATCTGTATTTGTAGGTTATGATCTTTAGGATAGTAATTAATATTGGGTGACCCATATCTATAAAGAATGGGTTTTTTGTAATTAACATTAGACTGCCATTGCGAATTCTCTGCCACATTTTGTATATTTATCCATAATGAATATGTGAAGGAATTCCCTGTTTTAGATAATGGCAATTTCTCATTTGGGACATACATATTAAAATCTTTAACGAAATGTGTTGGTTTACATAATATGGATGTATATTGGTCAATTGAAAAGAATGTATAATAAACTCCTATAGTGAGTAACAAAAGAACTATAATAATAGCAACTACAATGACTATAGTTTTATTATTAATTGGGTTCATCATATAATATAATATAATATAAGATGATTAAATATAATTTATGAAAAATAATAAATATTATGGTTTATCTTCATAAATTGATTTTATTTTATTTGTACTAACTTTCTTCGGCAAATACATAAATTTTAATAATTTACCACTATATGTTCTTTGGTTATTAAAATACATATCACCAACATTTAATACTGGATTACCATTCAATCCACATGTTTTATGTAATTTACCATTTCTATATATGCTCAATGATTGTCCTTCAACACAAATAATAATATTAACTAACGTATTGGAGGGTATATCCCGAATATCACATGTTTCTATTATTTCTTTGTATTCGTTTTTATTTTTATTTGAGGAGACAACTTCATATAGAGGATGTTCGGTATTTTCATGTTGGGAGTCAATGATGGTGGTTATCGCGAAGCGTAAATCATTACTGGAAGGATGCATCCATAAGCCAATACATTGTTGTGGTATTTCGGTTTCTATATTATACCAATACTTATAGTTATACAGACCTGTTTTTAACGTTCCTTTATGAAATAAATGTTTCCAATATAAATGGTTTTCGTAAAAATCGTCAATATTAATCCAGAAACTAATCGTGAAATTATTTTCCAATTTAGGGGGCGTAATATCTTCATTGGAGGTAATTGAACTGGAATATGAATCTAATTTATCTATTATAAACCCATTTCCGATATAGTTCTTTTTTTTATATGAAGATACTATCATTACAATTACAACTATAATGGCTATTAATGTGATAACACCACCAAATATCATATATGTTGTATTATTCATTATATTATATATATGATATATTATCTTATCTTAGGGGATGAGGATTTATGATTATACAATAAATTGAAAAAAAAACAAAATATTAAATATTAAATAATAAATAATTAATATTATTATCACTGAATAATTATTGGAATACTATATAATTATGGTTTGGTATATAATATCAGTTTCATATACATTTCCGTTTTTGTATCATAAAGATGATTAATCCCAAGATACATACTAAAAATGAAATGCTTATATGAGTATAGTATTGTTCTATGAATGATTTTTTATATTTCCCACCACATTTACCATTAGTAATATTACATTTTGAACTATATATTTGTGTATAATGTTCCATAAATTGTTCTATCGTCCATGTTGGTTTATTGAGTGATTCATTTACGTTATTATGTAGTTTAAGTACCCACATTATTAAATTTTCTTTAGAATTTAGGTAATTATCAATTGGTGTATTATCGAGATGTCCTACATAATGAAGGCGACATTCCTCGCATGGTAATATATATTTCAAAATTTCAAAAAAGTTTTTCATATTTATTTTGTCATTGTAAGTTGGATTTGTTGGATAATTCATTGCCAACGTGTCCATAAAAAACCATAGCTTTGGTCCCCAGCGCGTTGGATCCATTGTAATATAGTATAATATAATATAATTTTAATCCTATAAAAAAAAAAAAGATTTAAACGATTACGCTTTTATTTAAATAGAATAGAATAGACTACAATACGATTATTATTATGAAACAATATTGTGGTAATTGTGGTAAAACAGGTCATAACTATAAAAATTGTTTAGCTCCGATTATTAGTTTAGGTGTAATATTGGTAAATCGTATGGACCCAACTAAGTTACGTTATCTAATGATACAAAGGCGTGATACATTAGGATTTGTGGAATTCATGCGTGGTAAATATAGCATAGATAATGTCGAATATGTAAAGCAATTATTTAGTATAATGACCAAAAAGGAACGTCAGCATATAGTAACGATGGATTTCGATGAGTTATGGGGTAATCTATGGATGGATAAAAATAATAAACAATATTTTAATGAATATGATAATTCTAAAAATAAATTTTATAGTCTTAAGACAGGATTTCGTTATAATGATTCCTTTATCGACCTAAATGAACTAAATCGTATTGTCCAAAAAATATATTTATCCCCTGAATGGGGATTTCCAAAGGGTAGACGTAATTTATATGAAAGTGACCTTAATTGCGCCATCAGAGAATTCGAGGAGGAGACTGGTATAGAACGTTGTAAATATAATTTATGTAGTCTACCGTGTGTATCTGAAACATTTTTTGGCACTAATAATATTAGATATAAACATATATACTATATAGCTGAGTTATGTGATAGTGATGTGAAATTGGTTATTGATCCAGAAAATTCTCAACAAATTACGGAAATTAGTAATATTGATTGGTTCTATTATACTGAAGCTTCCAATATAATACGTCCATATAATATTGAAAAAAGGGACGTGTTACATCGAGTAAATTCTATAATGCTAAACATAACGTAACTGTGCCGATACAGACTATTTTATAAATTATTATATTTCCATATATTAATTATAACATGTCTAAGAAAAAAATGCGTAAAGACCAACGTGTCGTGGATAAAATACAACAAATGAAGTTGGACCAGAATCTATCAAAATATGCTGATATGCCAAATGATGATATATATGACTTATCCACCACAATTTTATCTAAACCGAAACAAAGTATGAATGATAAAATAATCATTCATGCTTTAAAAAATATAATTGATGGTCGTGATACCGTCCTTGATAATACTGGCTATTACCCAGATATTAAAGACCCGAAATTTAATGAGAATCTCTATAAAAAAAAGGAAATGTTTATTGATAGAATACCTAAAGTAGATAATACGTTAACATTGGAAGATCTTACTAATAAACTATGTCGTGGATTTAAACCCTCTTTTAATCAGAAATTTCTTAAAAAATTCATTTCTGAATATACCAATTATAATGGCCTATTACTATTTCATGGAACGGGTGTTGGTAAAACGTGCAGTAGTATTTCGATAGCGGAACAACTTATTGATAAAATAGCGTCCCTAAATAAAAAAGTAATTATATTATTAAATCCCAGTATCAAAGCCAATTTTATTAAAAATATTTTCAATATAGAACGTTTGAAACAAAATAAGGTTATGGCCCAATGCACTCAGGATAAATATATGAAAGAAGTTGTTGGTGACACGCCATATACTGGTAATATGGACACATTAGACAAAAAAATAATGAAATTAATTAATAGTCGCTATACATTTTATGGTTATACGGAATTTTCAAATTTAATAGAAAAAATAGTTCATAACCAGTTAAAGGGAACCAGTGCCGAATACAAGAATCAATATATAGATAGTAAAATAAAACGTCTATTCTCAGATACGGTCATGATTATTGACGAAGCTCATAATATTAAAGAATCATCCAGTTCCAAAGATGGAAAAATATTGCCACCATTATTGAAAAGGGTGTTAAATACAGCGGATAATATGAAATTGGTGTTGCTTTCGGCTACACCGATGTTTGATAATGCGACGGAAATCGTATGGCTTCTAAATTTATTATTAATAAATGACAAACGTCAGACGATTACAATAAAAGACATATTCGATAAACATGGCGCTGTAACTTTATCGGGAACACGTAAATTATTGGATATGAGTCGTGGATATATATCCTATCTTCGTGGAGAACATCCAGCCAAATTTCCCAAGCGCTTATATCCTGATATCTATGATAATTCTCAAATTATAAAGAAGTTCCCTAATAAATATATGGATGGGACACCAATAAATGAAAATCAACGTATAAAAACCTTAAAAATTATGGGATGTCCCATGATTAATACCCAATTAAAAAAATATAATTTAGTAGAAACTAAAACTGATGAACAGGATTTCGGTCCATTTAATTTAAATGGTATGATGGCGTCCAATATTATATTCCCCTCAGATGATCCCGATAGTAAAATACTTGACGTGATTAGTCAAAAAGGGTTCTTTAACCTAATGAAAAAATCCGGAAAACATCGTTATGAATTTCGTGACACTAAAAATAACGATTTTTTTAAATTGGAAACATTAAGAAACCATTCATCTAAAATTGCGGCAATTATCGAAAATACAAAAGCCAGTGAAGGTGTTATTTTTATATATTCACAATTTATTTATGCTGGGGTTCTCCCTATAGCATTGGCGTTGGAAAGTAATGGTTATAGTAAATTGTCGGGGTCTTTATTAAAAAAGGGGTCTGACAAGGAGTCCGTCCATTCTAAGAAATATATTATGATTACTGGGGATAATGATTTATCCCATAATACCTATCAAAACTATCTAAAATTGGAAAATGAAAATCAAAATGGTGAAAAAGTGAAAGTCATTATTGGTAGTTCGACGGCGGCAGAGGGTTTGGATTTTAAAAATATTAGAGAAGTTCATATATTGGAGCCATGGCATCATTTAAATAAATTAGAACAGGTCATTGGGCGCGCTATTAGAAATTGTTCACATACCGATTTACCATTTGAAAAACGTAATGTCACTGTATATATGTATGGTGCTACAAAATCCAATAATCCAGAAACGGATAGTGAAACCATTGATTTAAAAATGTATAGAATATCCGAGACCAAATCTAAAAAAATGTCGGAGGTGGAGCGGTTATTAAAAATGAACGCTGTCGATTGTAATTTAAATAAAGAAGAAAATCGTTTTATAGATGAGGTATATACGCGAAAATATGATATTATAACGGCTAAAAACACAAAACATACGATTGCCTTTGGTGATGTTGATGGTTCTAAGAGTTGTAATTATGACAATTGCGATTTTAAATGTATTCCCAATTTGGATTATGATATGAAAAATTTAGATACAACAACATATTCATATGATAAATTACCGGATGCATATAATGATACCAAGAATTTTCTAATTGAATTATTCTCCACAAAACCATCCATTAATATTAAAAATATAGAAAAGGAATTCTATAAATTATATAGTGCCGAATATAAAGATGTATTATATTTGTCCTTGAATAAGTTCATATTGAATAATGTTCCACTTACCGATAAACATAATCGCCAGGGTGTTTTACGGAAACGCGGTAATTTAGTATATTTTGTGCCCAAAACAAAAAAGAACCAATTAGTCACATTGAATAATGTACGTATACCTACCCGAAAGAAATTAAAGGCGTTAAACATGTCGAAATTTAAAGATACAATACGAACCCGCAAACTCCATAATAAAGAAAAAAATATCGTTGATATTATGGATAAAATTAAAGCACATACTGAATATAAATCGAAGTTGATAGTGAAAGATAGAAAATATACTAATGCCGATAAAACAAATCTGATACAGTTACTAAAAAAATACCCGGATATTGGCTATGACTATTTAAATAGTGATTACAAAGAAAGTCTAATAAAAAATATAATACTTGGCGATAAGGACGATGATGTGAAAATACAGATGATTGATTCCAATATTATTTATATGAAACGGGATTATAATCCATTTACCGAACTTGTCAACGACCATATATGGGGTTATAAAATTGCTAAAAACGATACCTTACATTATTATAAATTGGTGGGTGCTAAATTTGAAAAAGCCAATTCTATAGAGAATAAACAATTAATGAAAATAACTAATATACGTATTAAAAATGAATTGATTTCCAATAACTTAATTGGATATATTGAAGAAAAACAGCCTGAAAAATTAATGGTCTTAAAAATACGCGATAAACAACATCAAGGAGACAAGGGAACTCATATTAAAACTGGTAGTGTATGTGGAAATGATGGTATGAAAAAGGGTAAAATTATTAATTTTATCCATACCGCATTATCGGTTAATAAATATAGCTCTCATACTAAATCATTAATACCGGGTAAACCTAATTTATGTAATGAATTAGAATTATATCTACGGTCCAATGATGATAGTAAAAAGAGTAATAATAGATGGTTTTATACCTATGAAGAAGCTATAGAACGTGGACTCAATAAAAAGAAATAAATCGAAATTATATAAAATTGAAAAAATAAATTGTATTATTATTATTATTATTATTATTATTATTATTATTATTATTATTATTTATAAAAATTATACTCAGTAATTATAGCATGGATAATTTATATTTTAAAAACCAATGTAATATTACGCTGGTTATTAAGGCAAATGAAATCAGTAACAATATCCATGAAATTTTGAAAAAGCAATTAAAAACAGCGGTCGAGGGTAAATGTATTCGCGAAGGCTATGTGCGTAAAGGTAGTGCGACAATTGTTAGTCGCAGTCCTGGTCGTGTATTATTAAATCAATTTAATGGCAGTCTTCTATATAATGTTATCTATGTTGCTGATATTTGTAATCCGACCGAAGGTATGATTATTAAATCTACAGTCATAAATGTAAATAAAATGGGGATTTTAGCATATGGCGGGGATGACGAAACATCACCGTTAAATATTTTATTGGCCAAACAGCATCATATAGACAATGAACATTTTGACAAAATTCAAGAGAATGATCAAATATATATTACGGTAGTTGGTGTGCGTAAAGAATCTGGCGATACACAAATTTCGGTTATAGGTAAATTAATGGATCAAGCTGAAATAACGATTCCTAAACCCGACGATGGTAAAGGTGCATGTGTTGATGACAATACCATTAATTATTATAGTAAGTCGAAGAATTATAAATGGTTGTCATCATTTACTATCGCTAACCCATTTAATTATAAAGGTGTTAATTATGTTTCGGTAGAACATGCCTTAAATGCGCAAAAAAATATGGAACCTGAATATCAGGCTCTATTTAATATGGATTCCGAAACCTATATTGGCAATGAACCAGCTCTTGCTAAGAAAAACGGAAATGTAAAAAAGATAGGGCCGAATTTAGTGGAAGGTTGGGATACTAATCAGGTAGCCATCATGCGTGATATTACTCGCATTTATCTTAAAACCAATCCTGAAATTAAAGAACAATTGCTTAATACTGGCGATAAACAATTAGTTTACACTGGTCCGAGTGTCGACGCATTTTGGGGTATAAATAAAAACAAGGGTGCTAATAATCATGGTAAAGTTTTAATGGAATTGCGAAATGAATTTAAAATTGAAATGTAAATTACTTATACACATTATTAGTATAACAAATCATAGTATTTATAAATATTCTGATGATGGATACCATATTCTCTCCAAATCATAGATGTGGATTTCTTACAAAATTAGCATTGTTGGCCGAATATATAGTTAAAAATATAAATTGTGATAAAGAAATTAAAGATGAATTTATTATAACATTATCCCATGTTAAAATCAATTGGCAAATTGATACCGAATATCGATTATATAGATATATTGAAAAATATAATATAAAACAAGGCTTTAATGATGAAACGATATCCTCTTATTTTATTAAATATTTTACTTGAATATTTTTTTTATATTGTATAATTATAATACAATGCCCTCAGTAAAATACGGTCGTTTCACTGTAAAACAACATACTCCCACAAAAAGCCATAGTCGTTCGAAGAGTCCAAGACGTTCGAAAAGCGCGAGTCGTTCGAAAAGCGCGAGTCGTTCGAAAAGCGCGAGTCGTTCGAAAAGCATTAGACGTTCACGGAGTAATAGTCGCCCAAAACCCACAAATAATGATAATGCTACAATTAATAGTTTATTAAAAGCAAATCCCAAATCTACGTATAATTTATTATTAAAAATAAATAAATTTAAACGTCTAGATCACCCAGAATTTAACAATATAAAAGGAACCCGGAAACTCATATACCCCAAAGCACTACCATTTGAATCTCTTAAGTTTTTAATATTTTTGCTAAAAAAATTATTAACAACAATTTTAAAAAATGAAAATACCCCAGTTCTACGCGATTTAATAATGACGGATATTTCTAAAATTATTGTTAATAATAAGAATATATACAAAATATCTAATAAAGATAAATTCAATGAACATTTACAAGGGCTTAATTTGCCCGAATATAAAGACGACAAAGATCTCGAATGGTATTCGAATACATACTATAAATAATAATATCCATTATATGTTATCCGATATAGGCGATTTTATATATAATAATATTTTATGCCGTCAACTAAAAAACGAAACAAACATGCTACCCTTATTAAAAGAAAAACAAAAAAAAATAAAGGAATAAAGGTTATTGAATTAAAACCCAAATATAGTGATGAATACATGAGTTCGAAAGAGGGTGAATATTTTGAAAAAAAAGATTATGACCAAATTATTGATTACGATTGCGATTGCTATCGTTTAGATGAATCTGGTAAACGACATCTATTATTGAAATTTAGAAAAAATGTTATTCCTTTAAAATTAACAAATTTGGGATTAGATAATTTAAAAAAAGCAGCAATGAAATCGCATGATAATCGTGGTGCTTCCGCTGGCGTTATCAATAAAAAAAAATTACCATCATATGCGAATGAATCTCAACAATTTGAAGATAAAAACGTTAGTAAATTCCGTATCCATGGATATAAATCTAAGGGAACTGGTAAATTTGTTAAATCCAGTTTTGGTAATATAGCGATGAGTAATATTATTGGTTATTTCGATAAACCCGATCGCAATATAGGTGCGGATAAAAAACCATGTAGAACAACTGTATTCACTGCTCGTGAAGTCGATAAATGGAATAATGTGGTTCCCTTATTGAAATCTATAGATAAACAATTTAAACATCTGCTCCCTAAAGTGCATAAAATTCAATATAACCAAGCACAAAAAACACCCTATGTTATAAACGATACGGCATTTAGCACAATAACCATTAATTATAATTGGCAAACGGCATTACATAAAGATGCTGGTGATTTGAAGGAGGGCTTTGGCAATTTAGTTATTATAGAGGAAGGTGAATATGATGGTGGTTGTACCGGATTTCCACAATATGGTGTTGCGGTTGATGTTCGAACTGGCGATTTTTTGGCAATGGATGTTCACGAATGGCATGCGAATACTAAAATAATTCCAAAATCTAAAGAATATACTCGTCTATCTTTAGTGAGTTATTTGCGTAAAAATATGATTAAATGTGCTGGTATGAAAATATAATATAATATAATATAATATATATATATATATATGTTGGAATACGCTTTTGGATTATTGGTTCATTTAATATTTTTACATTACGTTTATAATTTAGAGAAAAATAATTGCACCTGTTCGGTTGATTGGCGTCGCACATTTATTAAATATTTCAGTGGTATATTGATATTACAAATACTATTATCGGTATTTCTATCAACGCATAAAAATAAATTTGTTAAACAATTGCTAAAAGTATTGTTGTTCACCTCATCGATATTAGGTATTGTATACTTATATAGTTTAGTAACATATTCAATGAAACTTAAGAACCAAAACTGTGAATGTTCTAAAAATATTCAACGCGAATTCATGTATTGGTTTTCGTTAGTTGTATTTGTTTTATTCGCTTTGGGAGTAATCGTAAGAACAGTCGCGGTCTCTTATAAAAAGGCTATAAAAGCATAAATAAAAAAAATATTTTATGGATAATAAAAAAAATATTTTATGGATAATAAAAAAAATATTTTATGGATAATAAAAAAAATATTTTACATATAATAATAATAGTCGTTATAATCCTTCGTAATATTTGTATACGTTGAACATGAATTTAATTGTGGTAATAGATTAATCGTATATTTCTCCCATTCATTTTTAAGAATTGTATTTAATTCATCATTCATAGTTTCACTATTTAATCGGATACGAATTAATAGTGTAGCACAATAATTATTCATTATAACCTTGATAGTTTTATTTTGCGCGTATGAATAATCGGTGAAAACTAAACACATGTCCATTGAATGAATGAATTTTTTAATAGATTTCGAACTTCCAGTGAGTGTGAAGTGTATTCCATTCAATGATGACATATTATGGACAATATAATTATAGTATATAATGTATTTTCTTCTAAAATATCAGTGTTATTTGATATAACCTGACGGTCATAGATATGAATATTATCCAGAAGAAATGAAGGGTATCTCTGGATAAATGCTTTTTTCAGTTCCAATCCAGTAGGGTTATTTAATTGGAATGAAGAATTTCCTTTGATGGAGATGGTATTGATCATAATTAATGGAATGGAATGGAATGGAATGGAATGGAATGGAATGGAATGGAATGGAATGAAATGGAATGGAATGTAATGGAATATATAGTCAAATTCATTATTCAATTTTTTTTTTACATAGTTAATTATGTTTCTATATAGTATTATAATGAAAATGAAAATGAAAATGAATTTAGAAATGTTAAATAATGTATTGGTGATGTTTGTAGTGGTTTTGTTATTGGTATTAGTCTCCAAAAAAGTTCTTGAGAAATTTGCTGGTGATAATGAGGCATGTAATGCCGTTCCACATGGCACCTCGAATGTTGCTGTATGCACGGTCGATACACAAGGGCAAGTAGTAACCGACACAGCTACCGGAAATCGTTATTTATGCGGTCAAACGGATGGATATGGATTTTTATGCCAATAGAAAAAAAATAATATATACAATAATAGTATTATGATTAATAGAATTGTATTAGTTTTATTGTTATTATTATTAACGGTATTATTGGTGAAACGTGAAAATTTTTATCAGGTAGTGGAAGATGACAGATGTGATGGAACACTTCCGTATGTACAGCATGGGGGTGAAACACTTCGGTGTATTGGTGTAGGACAAGCTCAACGTCTTAGTGCTGAACAATTTCAGAATTTAGATCAATGTCCGGAAGAACATAAGAAGTTAGGTTTATGTTAGATTAATGTTAGATTAATGTTAATATTTTTTTTTATTATTATTATTGTATTATGGAATTTCTACGTTTAATTCATTATTTAATACTCCTATTTCTAATAAGTATGCCGTTATTGCCTATAAACATATTACGCCATATTTATTTTATACCCGTAATTATCCCATTATTATGGGTATTATTTGGTTCTTGTCCATTAACGATGGCTCATGGACAAAATGGAGACAGTGAAAGTTTTACACAATCTATATATAAACATATTTATCCAAATACAACTATATATCATACCCATAGTTTAAATACGTTAATATTAGTAGCCATCATATGTCTATCTACCCGGAAATTGATTCATAAACCCGATGCATATATTAACGAGATTATGATAGTGTGAATAATCATTGTATTTTGTTACCATGTTTGTTAATCTATTTTTTTCTTCTATAGACAATTTATATTTATAATTAGTAATAAAATTATAAACATCTATAATATCTAAATACTTGTCACCAGATTCATTAATATTCATATATAATTCGTGTCCATTATTACTCCTATATATGCGTTGAATTGTATCTTTTATATCAATTTCACCATATCCGTATATAACGGCGTGTGAAATTTGTATAGAATCTAATGAAATCATTATTATTATTTATAATTAATTATTTAAATAATAATAGAAAAAAAAATAAAAAAATAACCCCTGGTGGGGATCGAACCCACAATCGACTGCTTAGAAGGCAATCGCCTTATCCATTGGGCCACAGAGGCATAATATATTTATCATACACTATACGGTATCATAAAAATATTTATTGTTTGTCATCAAATATATTTATCTATATCTCACGAAAATAAATCCGTGATTATATTTGACTATTATATACATATTAGAGCAGTTGCTCTTTTCTTTATTACATATTATATTTATTTATGAAATAGAGCCAATGCTCCATTTTTTATATTTAACTATATTTTTAACTATATTTTTAACTATATTTTTAACTATATTTTTAACTATATTTTTCTATATTTTTATCTA